CGTGCCGACCAATGTTGTCGGTGTGGTGGGCACGGCGAGTTGGGGGCCGGTGGGACAGCCCGTGATCGTGGCCACCATGGCCGATTACGCGTACAATTTCGGGCCCGTCGTGGCGCGGCAGCATGACATGGCTACGCAGGTGGCGACTGCGGTGCAGCAGGGGGCATCGAATTTCCGCTGTGTGCGGGTGACCGACGGCACCGATACGGCGGCGCAGTTCCTGGTCCCGAACACCAACTTCCTGTTCACCGCGTTGTACACTGGCAGCCTGGGTAGCCAAATCTCGGTGACGCTGACGACCGGGTCGCAGGCGGGGACGTGGCGGCTGGTGGTGTCGCTGCCCGGGGGCCAGATCGAGGTGTTCGAGAACATCAGCGGTACCGGAACGACATTCTGGCAGAACCTGGCGGCAGCGGTGAATGGCGGGCAAGGGCCGCAGCGTGGGCCGAGCCAGATCGTGGTGGCGAATGCCAACGCGACCGCGGCGGCGCCGTCTGCATTCACCTATACGTTTGCAAGCGGCTTGGCCGGGCAGGACGGCGCCAATGTGATGGCCAGCAATTTGGTCGGCGTAGACACATTGCCGCGCCTGGGCATGTATGCGCTGCGCGGGCAGGGTTGCAGTATCGCCCTGCTGGCCGATGCCACCGATTCCTCGCAATGGACCACGCAGGCGGCGTTCGGATTGTCCGAGGGGATCTACATGATCCTGTGCGGGCCGAGCGGCGATACCATTACCAACGCGGTCGCGGCAAAGCATGCCGCCGGGCTGGATAGCTATGCCTGCAAGCTGATGTTCGGCGATTGGCTGTGGTGGAACGATCAGGTGAACGCCACGCTGCGGCTGGTTTCTCCGCAGGGCTTTGTGGCGGGGCGGCTGGGCAACCTGTCGCCGGAACAGTCGAGCCTGAACAAGCCGCTTTACAGCGTGGTGGGCAGCCAGAAGTCGGGCACGCCGGGTTCGGGGCAGGCGAACGCCTACAGCAGCGCGGAATTGCAGACGCTATTCCAGGCCGGCATCGACGTAATTTCCAACCCGCAGCCCGGCGGGTACTATTGGGGCGTCCGGTGCGGGCATAACAGTTCATCCAACGCCGCCACCAGCGGCGACAACTACACCCGGATGACCAACTACATTGCGGCGACTCTGGCCGCCGGGATGGGGCAATATGTCGGACAGGTGGTCAACGCCTCGTTGTTCCAGCGTATCCGTGCCACTCAGCTGAGCTTCCTGCAAGGGATGCTGTCGCAGGGCATGCTCGGCAGCACCGACGGCAACCTGCCGTTCAGCGTGATCTGCGACGCCTCGAACAATCCGGCGAGCCGGACCGGGCTGGGCTACGTGCAGTCCGACGCGCAAGTGCAATATCAGGCGATCAACGAGAAGTTCATTGTCAACATCGAAGGCGGCCAAACCGTCACGGTAACGCAGCAGACGCAGACGAACACGTCCGGCGCCCTGGCGGCGTAGAAGGGAGAACACGGTGACGAGCACAAGTTTTTCAGTAGGCCGCGACTGCCAATTGGTGGTGATGGGGCCGTATGGTCGGATCGACCTGACCCATGTGACGTCGTTCGAGAGCCGGCAGATGACCGCGCCGGTGCGTGTCGACTGCATCGACGGCACGCAGATGGCCGCCGAACTACCCAAGGGGTGGGAAGGCCATTTCGAGCTGGAGCGTGGCTCGCCGTCGGTGGACGACTTCATCGCCCAGGCCGAGGCGGCGTTCTTTACCGGTGCCGCGGTTCCGGTCGGCACGTTGTATCAGTATGTGAGCGAGACGGATGGGTCGACCAGCACATACCAGTACACGGGAGTCGTGTTCAAGCTGGCGCAGGCCGGCACGTGGAAGGGCGATGCCAGCGTGAAGCAGCGTCTTGAGTTCTTCGCCGGACGGCGGACGAGCCTGTGATGGAGCCGCAGGCGGCGTTCGAGACTCCCTCGGCGCGGCTGGTGGCCGCCGCGCAGGCGGCGCCGAACGTGACCGACACGCGCGGGCGTGTGCTTTCGCTTCGGCGGCTGACCGCGTTGGACAAGCTGCGGTTGTTCAAGGCGGCCGGTCCGCTGCTGGCGCAAAACCAGCCCTGGCTCGGGATGGCGGTGCTGGCGTGCTCGGTGGCGGCGGTGGATGACGTGCCGGTGCCGCCACCGGCGACCGAAGGGCAGGTCGAGGCATTGGTGGCGCGGCTGGGCGATGATGGTTTGGCGGCGGTGGCCGCCGCGCTCGACGAGGGCGCGGTGCCGCCGAATCCGGGAGAACTGGCGGGAAACTGAGCAGGCACCCCGATCTGGTGGATTGCCTCTACCTGATCCGGAACGGGGTGCCCTTCGATGTGGCGTTCAGCCTGCCTGCCGACGAGCGCCTCGCCTGGGTGGTCGCGCTGGGCACGCTGGATGGCGGCGAATTCGATTTTCTGTCGATGCGGTGGAAGGATCGGCCATGACCGTGCGCGGGCTGAGGCGGCACTTGGCGCGGCTGGATCTCGAACCCGCGGCTGAGGCGGCGCTGGCGGCGCAGGCAGGCGCGATCGTGGAGGCGGCGCGCGCGGCCGGGGCGGACGACGGCGAGGCACAGGTGGCGGGGAGCGAAGCGCTGGTGGGTTGGCGTTCGGCCGCGCTTCGGCGGCGCGAAAGGGGCGATGCCGGCGTGCCGCCACAGCCCGTGCTGGGACCGGTGGCGGCGACACATGGCGCGCTCGCGGCGGAGGCAGTCGCTGCGGCGGTCGTCGACGCGCTGCGGGGGGGGTGATGGAAGACGTATACGAGGTCGGCATCCGGCTGGTACTGGAGAACGGCGTTTCAGCCGGCATCGCGGCGTTGCAGGATGACCTGGCAGCTTATGACCGGGCCTTGGCGGCGACGACCGGGCGGCTGCGGACGGTGGCCGATGCCGGGCACGGGTTGGCGCCGCCGGTCATCTCCGGTGGGGACCGCCCGGCTGGCCGGAGCCTGGCCGTGGGGGAGGAGATGCCCTTTCCTTCCGTCCAGACGGCATACCGGCGGGAAACGCCGGTGTTGCCGCCTGCGGTGCCGCAGTCTGCGGCCAGGTCGCAGCAGCCGGCTGCGGTTGTTGCGCCGGTGAAGCCAGCGCAGCCGGTGGCGGTTCGCGCCCCAGGCAAGCCGGCGCAGCCGGCTACGGCCTCGGCACCGGCCATGCCGCGGGTGACGTTGGCAGGACGGGCTTCCGCTGCGCCGGAACGCGCGCTGCCGCCACCACTGCCGGCGCCGGCGGCCCCTGAGCAACCGGTGCGTGCGGCAGCGCCGGTGCCGGGGTCAGCGCCGCCGGCGCGCGGTCAGGCAATTACGGCGGTGACGGTGATGGCCGTGCCGCCGCCGCGCTATGCGCGTTACGCGCCGGCGGTTCCCGCCGCCCAGCCGGCGGCGGTGGCAGCGCCGGATGTGGCAGATGACAGGCCGGTCTCGATGCCGGCGTCGGATCGGGGCGAGATACAGCAAGCGCCGCTTGCCGTGCGTGAGTTGTTGCGCTCGTCCACGTGGAGCGCAGCTCCGCCTGTTGGGGAACCCGCTTCGGTCGCCGCGCAGGTGGCTCCGCGGGCAGGAAGTACGCCGAGCGCGGGGGTGTCGCCAGCGGCACCGGTGGCGGCCGCGGCGTCCTCCGGGCCGGTGCAGGGCGATGTGTATCTGGACGGTGCCCGCGTCGGACGCTGGATGTCCGACCGGCTGGCGCGTGAAGCCGATCGGCCACAGGCGGGGGTCACGGGATTCGATCCACGGCTCGGCCCGGCCTGGCCCGGCTCGTTGCATGGCACATGAGCGCAGGGGATTTGAGTGATGGCCGAGGGCGCATTGCTGCTGGGACCGATCCTGTTCCAGGAGTTCGAACTGCCGGAGCGGGTGCGCTGGGGCGGCAGGCAACAACTGACCGTGCACCGCCTTCCCGGTGGCGTAAGGGTGATCGATTCGCTGGGACGCGATGAGACCGACATCGTTTGGTCGGGCGTGTTCAGTGGCAGCGATGCGGCAGCGCGGGCGCGCGCGCTGGACTTCATGCGCGCGGAGGGCGGATCATGGGCGCTGACATGGGACGGGTTCTTTTACACGGTGGTGATCGCCTGCTTTGACGCGGACTACACCCATCCCAACTGGTTGCCCTACCGCATCACCTGCACAGTGGTGCGCGACGAGGCGGCGCCCGTGGTGGAGGCGGCGGTGTCGCTGGCCACGAGCGTGCTTGGCGACCTCGTTACCGCACAGGGACTTGGCGGCGGGGGGGCGTTCGGGGCGGCAATCAGCTCGCTGGGGGCGACGCAGGCGACGCAGCCCGGCAGCAGCGCCTATGTCAGTGCGAGCGCGGCGCTGGTGGAAGCGTCACAGCAGGTCGATACCCATATTGCAGCGACCGAAGGTCAGCTCGGCGCCGTATCCATATCGGATGCCGCGGGGCTGAACTCAACCGCCGGGCTGACCGGGCAACTCGCCGCGCTGACGGCCGCGCGCGGCTATGTGGGCCGCGCCGGGGCCAACCTGGCAAACGCGGATAACTGAGGGCCATGCGCACGATCACAGTGACCGGCGGCAACCTGTTCCAGGTGGCCGCTCAGCAACTTGGCGACGCCACGCAGTGGATTCGCATCGCCCAGGCGAACCGGCTGTCCGATCCCATGCTGACGGGGCTGGTGGCGTTGAACATCCCGGCGACCGATCCGTCGGCGGGAGGCGGCATTGCCACTCAGTAGCGGCTTGCCCAACCCACTCGTTGCGGTACGTTATCCCCGGCTGCGCGTGCTGGCCAACGGCGTGATTGTGCCGGGTGCCTTCGAGGCGGAAGTCCTGAGTAACAGCCACTTTGCCGCCGACCGCTTCCGGTTGGGGCTGGCGCTGTCCGCTGACCCGACGCGGGGAGCCGCATGGTGGGCGGATCAGAACGCTGTGCTGATCGATATCGCGATTTCACTCGATGGAGCCTACGTGAACCTGCTGCATGGCGCTGTCGACTCGGTTGAGATCGATCTGCTCGGCGATGCGGTGCGGCTGACCGGGCGCGACCTGAGCGCGGGGTTGATCGAGGCGCGCGCGCAGGGGACGTTCGCCAACCAGACGTCGAGCGATATCGCAACGACCTTGGCGTCACGGCATGGGCTATCGGCCGACGTGCAGCCCACGACGACGCCGGTCGGGCGCTATTGGCAGCTGGAGCACGACAGCCTGGTGCTGGACGGATTTGCGCGGGCGACCACGGAGTGGGACCTGCTGGTGACGTTGGCGCAATACGAGGGGTTCGGCGTCTGGGTGCAAGGCACCACGCTGCATTTCCGCGCGGCGGACATGTCGGTGGCCCCGGTGGTGCTGCAGATGGCGCAGCTCAGCGCGCTGCGCCTGGAACGGTCGCTGACGCTCGCGCAAGGCATCCAGGTGACAGTAAAAAGTTGGCACAGTCGGGCCGCGCAATGTTACGTGCAGACGGCGTCCGCCAACCAAACGAGCGAGGCAGGCGGAAACACGCTGAACTATGTCTACATCACACCCAATCTGACACCGGATATGACACTGAGGTTGGCGCAACAGCGACTGGACGAGCTGACCCAGCACGAGCGGGTGATCGTGGCCGAGATGCCGGGCGAGTTGTCGCTGGTGCCCGGACAGCAGTTCCTGTTGCAGGGAACCGGGACAGCGTTCGATCGCAACTACCGGATCAATTCGGTTGAGCGACGGTTCGACGTGGCGCGCGGCTTCACCCAATGGCTGCGGGCGTTCAGTGTCGGTGCCAGCACGTAGGCAGCAGTAATATGGCGGACCCATGGAACGGTTTCTGAATGTACTGAAGGCACATGCGGCATCGCTGGATCGTTCGCTCGGGCAGCCCCGCTTCGGGGTGGTGGCGAGCGTCGATCCGGCCCGTTACGCGGCGCGCGTGTCGTTGCAGCCAGAAGGTGTGCTGACCGGCTGGCTGCCGGTGCTGTCGGCGTGGGCCGGGGCGGGGTGGGGCGCGGTGTGCCTGCCGGCGCCGGGCGACCAGGTGCTGGTGGTGCCGCAGGAAGGCGATGCGGAACACGGGGTGATTGTCGGCGTGAGCTACAGCGATGCGGCCCGCGCACCGGCGGTACCGGCGGGCGAGGTTTGGCTGGTTCACCGTAGCGGCGCAGCTCTGCATTTGTGCAACGACGGGACGGTGCGCATCGCCGGCGATCTGCATGTCGCTGGCGATGTCTACGACCAGCAGGGCTCGCTGGCGCGCCTGCGGGGGCATTACGACGTGCACACCCATGGCAGCCCTGGTTCACCGCCCAGTCCGCAGGACTGATGGCCGGCAACCTTAGCGGAGCGATACGATGTTCGATCTGGCGCACCAGTTCGGGTCCGACCTTTCGGTCGGTCCGACCGGCGACGTGGCGACCGTGAGCGGCTCCACGCTGGGCCAGCAGCGGGTGCTGCGACGGCTGCTGACCAATGCCGGCGACTATATCTGGCAACTCGGCTACGGCGCCGGTCTCGCGCAATTCGTCGGCCAGCCGGCGGATGCGATGCGCATCCGAGCGGTGATCCGCAGCCAAATCTTCAAGGAGACGGCGGTGGCACGCACCCCGGAACCGACCATCGACGTGGCCTCGGATGGCGCCGGCACGGTCTCGGTGCAGGTGAGCTACGCCGACGCCGAAACCAAACAGACCCAGCTGCTCGGCTTCACCCTCAGCGACGGAGCCTGATCCCATGCAGTTGCAGCTGCAGACGTTCACCAGCTTGGTTTCGGCCTCGGCCGCCGCGGTGCAGGGCTCGGCGAAACAGCTGATTGACCTGACGGTTGGCTCAACGTTGCGCGCGTTGCTGGAAGCAAGCGCTTCGGTCGGGCTGTGGATGCAGTGGCTGATCCTGCAAGTGCTGCAGATGACCCGGGCGGCTACCAGCGCGGGCACCG